ATTAGGTTGAGGGAGGCTTACTGCTTCCAGCGTAGCCCCTGAGGATTTCACTAATTCTCAAGCTAACTCTCCTCCTATAGCGAATCTGAAGCGTATGCTTTAGCTCTTCGAAACTTTACCCTGACTCTGCTAATACAGAGTTGGTGAGTATCAAGTCTATAGGTTACTCCTCGTAGTATTTAATTATACCTACATATAAAGATAGAACCAATTCCGGTGACCAAGTTGGTCTCGGTTAACTCTACTGATTATATAATAGCCCTTAATCATATAATGATATGATTAATATATAAGACTATTACTCAAGTTAAACCTCAGATATAATCAAATTTACTTATTCAAGGTAAATTTAATCTATTTCAAATGGATCTTCTTTAGTTCCTTTACCTTTAACAAGGTGAGGATTAACTTCCATTCCAGTCTGAGCTTTCAAGGCTCTAAAGCTAGATAGAAGTTTATTTGGAATTTTTGGTTCCTCATAATTAACTAAAATAAAATCCATTGACTTAGTTTCATCTTTAGGTGACGCTAGGTCAGCAGGAATTGATTTCTGTTCTGAGACGAATTGCACCTCTTTTCAGTCCTCATGAGACTCAGTCTCATAATTTCATTCAAGAGTTTTAATGGATTCTGCAAATTTGTTAGGGTCCATCTTCACTTGTATTAATTTGTTAACAACTATTCGCTGTAAAACAGCTGCTAGTTTTAATACAGATCCGAGTGGAGTGTCTAACTCTTCTGAAACAACCTGGGAAGCCGCTGGAGCTTTCAATAAGAAAGCAACCAACTGGTCAATTCCAGAGTCACTTATGTTGATTCCTTGAGTACTTAGAGTATCGAAAAATTTTCTTTCCTCTAAGGCCTTCCGCAATACCTCTCTATATACTATACTTAGATAGTGATCACAACGGTTAACAAAATCGTCGTTGTCAAAAATACGCTTATAATCTTTTGTTAAAAGATTGTAATTAAAGATTAAAGCAGTATTTAGACGCGTCACTTCATAGTTATCAAAGAAACTCTTTGATAATAAAGCCGTTAAAGCTTCTATAATAGTATAGCGAGGTATAGCTTCGAATCCTGGTGTGTTAGGAGCGATTCCTTTTCTTTGGAATCAATCCCCCCAATTAGGAGATGATTTATCCGTAAGATTGGGCATTAAAGCCCAATGTAATAGGAACCCTGCTCTTGACTTTAAAGATAAAGAATTTAGTTTACCTAAAACTTTATAATTAAAACCAAAGATTCTAAACACACTAGAAATTTTCACTTTATATCTAAAATTAGAAAATAAAGTTGCTAGAACCGCAATATTTTGCGAAACTAGAGAAAATTCTTTTAGTGGAACTGCCGAAATAATACCTTGTACCGGATGAACGAGACGTTTAGCAAATTCAAAGACTCCCTTATTAGAAATAAGAGATTTGGATAAATTGATATTTACTCCTAAGTCTTGGGTCATGAATTTGTAGTAGTAATTAGCTACTATCTCGTTTCATATTATAATGTCATCACC